TTGATCGCCTCCAGTATACCACGAGATTCACATTAAGAAATAGTTTCGAAGTTGTCTTAATTCATAGTTCCATTATAATCACAGGCTACTTTATGCTGGTAGTACTTTTGATAATTACTTATTACACCGCCTGGCTGTATCAAAGCTGTAATGGGCAAATTGTGATGAGTGACCTGCTTGCCGTGATTAAGGAAATGATTGGACCCGCCATGATAGGGTTTATGACCTTCATAGCGGGTTGTTTTATTGATATGAACAATAACGGTATACCGGATAAATTTGAGGAGGATAAAACTCATGAGAAAAGTAACCATAGCTGAACTAAGAGAAATGGCTAAAGAAGCCAAAGGCTATATTGATAATATTTACGTGCATTGGACGGCGGGAAGGTATCATCAGTTCTTTGGTGATTACCATCTCAATGTAGACTCAGATGGCAGTATTTATGCCAGTACCGATGATTTGACAGAGGTGCTGGCACATACCTGGCACAGAAACAGTAGAGCGATTGGTATATGTATGGCAGGCTGCTATAATGCAAAACCCCATAGCGGCTACAATACGGATTTTGGCGATTATCCGCCTACCCAAGACCAGATTGACGGAGTGGCTAAAGCAGTTGCGGTACTTTGCGATGAACTTGGCCTACCTGTGGATTACCGCCATGTTAAGACTCACTGCGAGGCAGCCGAAGAGGATGATTATGGGCCGACTACTACTTGTGAGCGTTGGGACTTGTGGTATTTGCCTGATATTCCTGCTACGGAAGAATTAAAGCCTGGTGGAGAGGTAATTCGAGGTAAAGCCGCCTGGTGGCAGAAAAATATTTAATAACGCCTAAAAAACGGCTCTCCACAAGCCTTTCTAAGCCGTTTTATTTTAGGGGTTGGTACGATTTGACCTATGAAAATTTAAGAAAAAGAAAATTACACTTTGTAGAAACCTTATTTTAAGTGAGGTGGTGAGATGCTAAATGTTAAAAAGAAATATGTGGTTGTTGGTGCTGTTATTTGCCTGGTGCTTATGGCTGCCGGATACCACCTATGCGGCAGAAGTGGAGTATCGGATAACGGCATCCGAATTGAATCAGCTAGAGAACAACTTGAGCAGGCTGAAGATCATCAACGAGAAATCACAGATGGAATTGAAGCTGCTGAAGAACGAACTGAAGCTATCCAAGGAAGAATTGACCAAAGCCAAGAACGAATCGATTCTGCTGAAAACAGAGCTGATAGCCTTGAAACAAACCTCTCAGACGCAGAGCGAATTATTGCAGAGTGCCAACAAATCCTTAGAAACATACGCAGCCGAGGAGAAGAAAAAGAAGAGGGCAATTAAGACGCAGCGTAATGTGGCTTATGGCTTAAGTGCGGTTTTGCTTTATGCGTTGGTAAGGAAGTAAAAAAGCATTCCATCGAAACACAAGACACAAGTGACACAACAGGCATGGAAAAACCCTATACGTGCGTATGTGCGCTCACGAGTGCGCCTGCCACTCTATAAAATAGAAAAATAATTATATAGTAATTCTTGTGATACTTGTGATATTTGTGTACTGACTTGATGCCCGTCTTGGATTTTATTCTTGGCGGGCATTATTTTTTGCCCTTTTTCCTATCGGTGGTTCTTGAATGATGTGTTTCTGTCCTTTCACTGTTAGAGGCGATGACCTCGGAATGGAGGACAGCTTTATGGATATGAAGCAAAGCAATGAGCAGACCGCAGGAATAACCGCAGAGCAGTTACAGAACGAATTTGATTATATGATGGCACAGAAGATACTAAAAACTATGCTTGAAAAAGGCTTAATTTCTCTGGCTGAATTCAACAAAATCAAGGCTCTTAATCTTGAAAAATTCTCCCCGGAATTGACATCAATAATGCCCACTAATGCTTGATAATAAAGGCTTTCAGCGGTAATATGTCACACTAACGAAGGAGGTGTTATAGATGGCAAAGGTTACAAAAATCTTCGCTGAAAAAGACGAAGAAAACAGCAAGCTAAAGGTCGCTGCATACTGCCGTGTTTCAACCGACAGTGATGAACAGCTGGAAAGTTTGGAAGCACAAAAGAAGCATTACCAAACTTATATCAAAAGCAATCCTGCTTGGCAGTATGCCGGATTGTACTACGATGAAGGCATATCGGGTACCAAAATGGAAAAACGTAAGCAGCTGCTTGCAATGCTGGATGCCTGTGAACGGAAAGAGATAGATTTGGTTATTACAAAGTCTATCAGCCGATTTTCACGAAACACGGTGGATTGCCTTGAAATGGTAAGGTTTCTCATTGAGCATGGTGTTTTTGTATATTTTGAGAAGGAAAATTTGAACACCATGACGATGGAAAGCGAACTGATTCTTTCCATTCTCAGCAGTATGGCAGAGGAAGAATCCCATTCAATTTCCAAGAATAATAAATGGTCTATTCAGAAACGGTTTGAACAAGGCACTTACGTTATCAGCTGTCCGCCATACGGCTATATTAACGATGGCGGAGAAATGAGAATTGTGCTGAAAGAAGCAGAGGTTGTCAGGAGAATTTTCAACGATACCATCAATGGAAAAGGCTCATCACAGATTGCAAGTGAACTGACAGCGGAAGGGATTAAGAGCAAAAAGGGTAAGAAATGGCATTCCACAACCATTCGGGGTATGCTCAGGAACGAAAAATATACAGGGGATGCAATCTTTCAAAAGACATTTACCGATGACCGTTTTACAAGGCATACCAACAACGGAGAGGAACAGCAGTATTACTGCAGAAATCATCACGAACCAATTATCAGCCATGAGATTTTTGAATTGGCAGAACAGGAAACACAGCGAAGAGCCAATGAGAAAAACATCAAGAAAAGTACGCAGAAATACAATAAGCGATACGCTTTTTCCGGCATTATGAAATGCGGCGAGTGCGGTGGGATTATGAAACGCAGAACTCACTACACAGGAAGAAAAGAGTATATCGCATGGAGCTGCGGCACACATATTGAGGATAAAAGTAAATGCACCCTGCTCTATGTGAGAGATGATGCCATAAAGGCGGCATTTACAACAATGATGAATAAGCTGGTCTTTGGCTATAAAGAGGTTCTTACTCCCCTACTGGAGGGTCTTGATGAAAATACCAATTATATGAATACCGAAAAGCAGAAGGAATTTGATAAACAGCAGCAGGCAATCAAAGAGCGTGAAACACTTCTGCGGGAGCATTTTCATAAGAATTTGTTAAGCCAAGAAATATTCAGTAAGGGTATGGCTGATATTGAACAGGAACTTCGAACGCTGGCTCAGATGAAAGAGGATTATCTCCATAATCAAAACCGTGGAATTACTTATCTTGCTGCAGCGAGAGATTTATATGCTTACTGCTGTAAATCGAAGATGCATTCGGTTTACGATGAGGAAGTTTTCAAAAGGTTTGTAAATTGGATCATTATTTTCTCAAGAGATGAGGTTGGATTCAGATTAAACTGTGGTATCACGCTCAGAGAGAGGATGGTGGTTCGATGAAAATGACCTTATTTGGCTATACCATTAAAAATGGGAAGGCCTATATTGACAAGGAGAAGGCTGCTAAGGTACAGAAACTGTTTGATGGATATATCAGCGGTTTGGCACTGCGAACGGCCGCCCTTGAGGCAGGAATCGATACTTTCCACGGCAGTGCAGGACGAATGCTCCAAAACAAAAAATATACGGGGACAGATTTTTATCCCTCGATTATAAGCGAAGAAACATTTGTGAAAGCACAGTCGGAAAGAGAAAATCGTGCAGTTAAACTGGGGCGGGTTCGTGAGGTAGAAGAAGACCTGCCGATTATATCGCCCGTTAAATTCCGCTGGAAATCGAATGAGATTATGTTTGATGATCCTTTTAAGCAGGCGGAATATGCCTACAGCATGATAGAAAGTGAGTGGTTTTAATGGAAGAAAGAAGTGTTACCATTCTTCCGCCAAGGCTAAATCGAAAAAGAGAGGAAGCCAAAGCAGAAGAAAAAGCAAGATTAAGGGTCGCTGCTTACTGCCGTGTTTCAACGGACAGTGACGAGCAGGCTACAAGTTATGAAACGCAGATAGAGCATTATACGCTGTTTATACAAAATAATCCCGAATGGATATTGGCAGGCATATTTGCTGATGATGGAATATCTGGTACAAACACAAAAAAGCGTGATGAATTCAATCGTATGATTGAAGAGTGCAAAGCCGGAAACATCGATATGATTATCACGAAATCCATCAGCCGATTTGCAAGAAACACCATCGACTGCCTTAAGTACATCAGACAGCTGAAAGCTTTGAATATTGCCGTTTTCTTTGAAAAGGAAAATATCAATACAATGGATTCCAAAGGCGAGGTGCTGCTTACCATTATGGCATCCCTTGCACAGCAGGAAAGCGAGTCATTGTCGCAGAATGTCAAGCTGGGCATTCAGTTCCGTTACCAGCAGGGCATCGTTCAGGTCAATCACAATCGATTCTTAGGCTATACCAAAGATGCTGACAAGCACCTTGTAATTGTGCCGGAAGAAGCAGAAATTGTAAAGAGAATCTATCGGGAGTACCTTGAGGGTGCAAATTACAAGGAAATATCTTCTGGTATTGAAGCAGATGGTATTTTGACAGCAGCGGGAAATCCGAGGTGGCATTCCAGCACTTTGAAGAAGATTCTGACTAATGAAAAATACATGGGTGATGCTCTTTTGCAGAAAACCTATACCGTAGACTGTCTTACAAAAAAGCGAGTTGCCAACGATGGAACTGTTCCGCAGTATTACGTCAATAATGACCATGATGCAATTATTCCCAGAGAGCTTTTCACAAGAGTTCAAGAGGAGATGAAACGAAGGGTCAACATTCGGCAAGGCATGGACGGCAAAAAGCGTGTCTACAGCAGCAAATATGCCCTTTCCAGTATTGTCTTTTGCGGACACTGCAATGATATGTTCCGCAGAACCCACTGGAACAATCACGGTAAAAAGCAGATAGTATGGAGATGCATTACACGGCTGGATGCTCCGGGAGTGGAATGTCCGGCAAGGACACTGTCAGAGGTACAGCTGCAGAACTTGGTGCTTGAAGCAATCAACAAAGTTCTTGGCGGCAAACAAAGAGCCATTAAGGTTCTGGAAACCAATATTTCAGAGGTTCTTGGAAATGCCCACACCGAAGAAATGGAGCGAATCAGAAAGCAGATAGAAAAGCAGCAGACACTCCTTGTCAAAATGACTGCCGCATCGGAGGATTACTCCAAGGTGGTTGATAAGATTTATGCCCTGCAGAATGAACAGAAACAAGCAATGGCAGACAGTGTGAATTATAAGGTACAAGTTGAGCGGACAGAGGAAATGATAGAATATCTGAAATCGCAGCCGAAACGAGTGACCGCCTATGACGAGCAGCTGGTACGAAAGCTGATAGAAAAAATCACGGTGTACGATGAGCATTTGGATTTCTTGTTTAAGTCAGGCATTCAGATTGAGATAAAGGGATAAAATAACCAAAACAGCGATAGACACTCTGTAAAAATGCAGGGTGTCTATTTTTCTGCAAAGGATTGAAAAATCCATAAAATAGTGATATTATAAATAATCTAAAATGTGTTAGAAATAGTCGGTTTGAAAAATGGGAGAAAACAGTATGCTGAAAAACAATATAGAGGTGGATGTTAAGGTCAAATGCATAGAGGATTGTGTCACGCAGGCACAGCTTGCCGAGAAGATTGGCACCACGGGACAGTATGTCAACCGTATCATCAAAAAGCAGGATGGTGTGGTAAACAAGACCTTTGTGCAGATGCTGGAGGCTCTTGGCTATGATATTGAACTGACCTATGTGAAGCGAGAAGATCAGGCGAAGGGAGAATAAGATGTTAGGTAATCATGGCGAAATGATAATTTATCAGACAGAAGACGGTCTGACCAAGATAGATGTCAATATGCAGGATGAAACGGTGTGGCTTACGCAAGAGCAAATGGCAGAGTTGTTCCAAAGAGATAAATCAACCATTTCTCGTCACATTAAAAATATTTTTGCCGAAGGAGAATTGGATGAAAAAGTGGTTGTTGCAGAATTTGCAACAACCAGTCAGCATGGCGCTATGGAGGGAAAAACACAAAACAATATCACAAAATTTTATAATCTTGATGTTGTAATATCCGTTGGCTATCGAGTTAAATCCCAGCGCGGTGTGCAGTTCCGTATCTGGGCAACAAATATCCTAAAGGAATACATCAAAAAAGGTTTTGCTATGGACGATGACCGTCTGAAAGAGCTGGGCGGTGGCGGATACTTTAAAGAACTGCTGGAAAGAATTCGTGACATCCGAGCATCGGAAAAGGTTTTCTATCGTCAGGTTCTTGAAATTTACGCAACGAGTGTGGATTACAATCCTACCGCAGAGGTTTCTGTTCAGTTTTTTAAGCGAGTACAGAACAAGATTCATTATGCTGTTTCCGGCGAGACGGCTGCCGAGGTTATCTATCATCGTGCTGATGCTGAAAAAGATTTTATGGGACTTATGACTTTTGCGGGAGACCAGCCTACGCTCCGTGAAGCGAAAATTGCAAAAAACTATCTGGATGAGAAAGAACTCCGTGCAATGGGACAGCTTGCTTCAGGATATCTTGATTTTGCGGAAAGACAAGCAGAACGAGAAGTGCCTATGACAATGGAAGATTGGGCAAAGCACCTTGACGGGATTTTAACATCAACGGGTGAAAATCTTCTCATTGGGAATGGTTCAGTCAGCCATCTACAGGCGATGGAGAAGGCTCAAACGGAATACAAAAAATATAAAGCTAAAACATTAAGCAGTGTCGAGCAGGATTATTTGGAAAGCGTTAAACTGCTGGAGCAAAAAAGCAAGCAATAGAGAAAAAGCATAATTGTAATTAGGGGACTCTTAGGTCATTGTACAATTTGACTCTTAATAACGTCAGGGAGAAAACATATGAATTTGTTGCGTAGAATTAAAATAGAAAATGTTAAAGGAAAAAATGCTTTTGAAGTAATATTCACAGACCTTACTGCGAATCAGCCGAATATCGTTGTTGCACCAAACGGATATGGCAAGAGTACAATTGCTACAGCATTTGAGGCTGCTACCAATGGAAAAATGAAAATTAGTGAGAAAGATTTATATCAGCGTAATCCTGATAACCATCCCAAATTAGAGGTGGAACTATGTGGAGAGTATGCGGGTACTTATGTTTCCACAGATGAAGAAGGAAATATTTCAAAAAATATAACTCTTTGCACGATTAACAGTCCGCTTTATGCTAAAAGCACTACACGCGGCTTGGGAAGAAATGTAGCTGCAACTGCGGATTTAAGAGTTGAGCAAGTCATTGTTTATAGCCGGATACCAGAAAGTTGTAGTTTGAATTATTCGTATAGAGGCTTATCATCAATATATGGAAAGAAAAGAAAACTCTTTATAAACATCTCCGAAATGTTAAAGGATTGTAGTAATATCGAATCTCTTTTGGAAATAAAGGACTGCTTTAAGAAGTGCTGCATTCAACAAGGAATACAAACAAAATTCACTCGTTTTTTGGATGCTTGCTTGGAAAATGGAACTGCAGAAAAGATAAAGAATCAAATATCACAAGACGAAATAAATGCCGTTTATGCAAACAGTAATATTCATACCCTCCTTGAATGCATTTCAAATATGAATAGTAAACCTGATGGATGGAGGGATATTGATGCAATATTTACTGCAATACAACTATGTGATTTGTTCAAATCACATCTCGATGCTGGGGAAAATGACATTCTAAAAAATGTTTATGCGTTTTTATCCTACAAACAAACTAAAGCGTTGATAGATGAAAGACTTAATTTATTTAATACAACGGGGCGCAGTGTACAGACACATGAAGAACGCGGGAAATTGGTAATTAATTTCGATCGTGCTTCATCTATGTCGAATGGGGAGAGAGACATTCTGTCATTTATTTCGAACCTCACAAAATATGAAATTGCGTTTAAAAAGCAAGTAGGAATTTTGATAATTGATGAGGTGTTTGATTATTTAGACGGAAGTAATATGCTTGCTGTTCAATACTATCTATCGCAATTGATAGACAGATGCAAATCGTCAGGAAAGATCCTTTTCCCCATAATATTTACTCATTTAGATCCTGAAGTGTTTGCAAACTACTATTTTAACAAGAAGAAAGTTCACTATATTTCTTCCTTTGCAACAATGAATGTCAATTCTCCGATTGTAAAGTTACTTCGTTTGCGTGAGGACAGGTCATTAGGTGAAGCAGAAAAGGAAGAAATCGAAAAGTATTATATTCATTACATAAATCAAGAGCATATACTTTCTGACCCATTGGCAGCGCAGATATCAATTGATTTTCATGATAGTAATACTGATTTTCGACAGGCAATGTATAATGAAATAAAGAACGAATACTTATTGGAGCACACATACAATCCGATTATGGTGGTTGCGGGTATCCGAATTCGAATAGAAGAACTTGTGTATGAGAAACTCGCTGACATAGATCACGATGGATTTATACAACAGCATAAGGTGATTAATAAGCTTCATTTTGCAGAAGAACATGGTGTTGATGTCCCGGAACTTTATTATCTTTTACAGCCAATGTATAATGACAGTCTACATTTAAGCGGTGATAATAATGCGGTTGTGCGAAAGATGAAATCTTGCTACCTCAAGACAAACAATCTGCATATTAGAAGAATGGTTCAAATGCTCTTTGAATAAGTCATATAAAAACAATATGCCGTATGTGCAAAAAATGTAAACAACTAATCTAATGTTGTACAGGAAAACACATGACAATAAACGTCATTGCCTGTTCCCCTATGAACAGACCTCTGTTTTCAAAATCTCGTTGACCGATTTCCAAGTGAAGAACAGAAAACAGTATGAAATTGCCGTAAATCGCCATTGACCTATTTACTGAAATACGAGGATTTTCTAAGGATTTTGCCTTTGACTTGTTTACGCAAAAACAGTAGTGTTCTTGGACTTATTACCACAAGAAATAAGCACTTAGGCTCTGATAATGCTATCAAAAGTATCCGCTCGTGCCATGTTGAGTGTGTGGTATTGATGTCAAGGGTTAAGAAGTAAGTGTAGAAAAAGGCTTGAAATAAAGGGATTTCCGAGAACTAGGGGTTAAACTCCGGCTCTCGGATTTTTTGCTTTTTGGCAGTGACCAAACATATCTACGGTCAAAATGCCGTAGGGTTGAGTTGACAGGATGAAAACGGGTAGGCTGGGTTGATAGGATTGTTGAAAAAATATCTAAAACAAATATGCACCACTATCAAGTAATTAACTTAAGTGTAATTACCGATGGTGGTGCATTTGTTTGTAATGAGTTCTCATCCGATGATGAACATATATCACTCCTGATTAAATTGTAATTCTAATTGCTCGTTATCCGAACGGCTGGAAACGAGATAGCTAAAACTGGAGTTCAGCCTTACATCATCATGGGCAATAAGTGCATAGTCCCAAGGCTTACCGCCATTATCTTTATTCCAGTCTGTAACTGCACGGCAATAAACAAGTGCAGCGTGTGCCTTTTCGATAACAGGGCGGCTATTCATTTCATTGCTTGCCTTGGTTTCAATCATGAAAATTCCTTGCTCGGTTTCCACAATGAAGTCCGGCTCATATCTACTTATTCCACCGGGACCGTAGTAAATATTAAACTGCTTAGAAGATGGACGCAGCCATTTCTGTACTTCACTGTCATTTTCCAAAACAATGGCAAAGCGGCGTTCGGTGTCACTATCAAATTTATAAAGAGTGTGACAAGCCTTAGTGAAGCCCTTGAAAACCTTTGACCGAACTTCGCCTGCGGGCATTGTTGCTCGTAAATCAAAAATCTCATCTGATTTGATTTTCCCACCAAAGCCAGTTTCAATACGAGAAAACGGACGCATTGCTGTTGTGCGATATTTTATCTCATCTGTATAGAAATGCTCCATCATCTGTGCGTAGATGATATCTGCAATTGTCGTTTGTCTTTGATACATCACCTCTGTAGTATCATCAGCGGACAAGTAGGTAAGAAAATGCGTCTTTGCTTCGTCTGCGAGTTTGTACAATAAATCGGCGCACATAGAATAATCAACATTCTCATGAACTATGATATGGCGAACAATCTCATTTTCCGGGGTATCGACTCGTGATAAGGCTGCAACATCCGGGTTCTGCTCGAAGGTTTCTCCACCTTCTTTCAATTCTGTTCCAATCATTGATTGTCCTGATGGATGCCAAGTCATATTTCTTGTATTAAGGCTAAAGTCGATGAAACCACGCTTGATTTCATTGAACGGTTGTACGACCGCTTGGGGAATAGGAATTATGCTATCCGTCAGAGCCTGAACACAGGTTTCAATGGCTTTTTCAACGACAACGGTAAGTGCCTCCGGCTGCAAGTTCATATGAGGGAACTGTCGGATTGTTTCGGCAACCACGGATTGTTGCACAAATTGGCGTGTTTCCGCATCCTTTACAGCATCAAATGATTTTATTTGACGATTTAATTCGGTGACACTTTTGGAAGTAAATGCAGCCACGAATTTTGCAACTTCCTTTGTCTGTTCCTCAACCGCTTCTTGTTCAGCAGGAGGAGTAGCAGAGTAATGAGGTGTTTCTCTAAGCGTAAAGGCCAGTTGTTCTGTAAAGCTGATGTTATCAACAAGAGAATCGTAAGTGGTAGGCATCTCTATAGTTTCGCGGGGACCTTCCGTTTGTGGTTCAGCGTCATCAATGTAATATACCTTTCTGACCAGAGATTCCGGACTATTGGCAAGATTAATGATTGCCTCATATTTATCATGGCTTACAATGGACAGACGGTCAACTTCATCCACACCAGTGCGCTCTCCGTATGGAAGACGCAAGCCACGTCCGATTGTCTGCTCAGTTAAGGTTTCTGAGGCAGAAGCTCGTAAAGGCACAATGGTGTATAGATTGGTGACATCCCATCCTTCTTTCAGCATATTAACATGGATAACAATTTCAATTTTATTATCTGGCTTTTCCAAGGAAAGAAGCTGTTCGATATTTTCATCCTTTTCGGCACCACGCTGTGCGGAGTTAATTTCCATAACCTTATCAGCATAATATAGTGGCACGTTTGTCAAGACCAAAATCGATGAATTTCTAAATGTATCAGGCAGCAGACATTG